TTGGCTAGAGTCTTAGTCCAAATATAGTTAAAGGCCTCACCTTTAGTATCAATCTCGGTATCATCCCTAAATAGTTTAGCAGTCAAGATAGTCTCAATGACATTATTCTTGAACGTATCACCATTACTTGAGTGTACAACTGTCATAACTGGAGAAACCCCATCATTAACTGTTGATACCGTAATGTCTTGGAACTCAACAATACTACCTTGATAGATAGCTTGTATTGTAACAAGTACAACACCACTAGTTCCTATGTTAGCCTTAGACACTTTAAATTTAGGGCCTGTTCCAGCTAGCTTATTGTCTATATAATAGATGAATTCAGCATCATTAACTTCGGAATTACCCTTCAATAAGGTTGGTATGAACTCACAACTATCAGATACCTCACGAAACATCGTAGGGCCTGTAGTTTTTACATTCATTTTGAAAGTTTGAGCCTCTGCTATCATACGCGACATTGTAGCCATCAGCGTTGTATTGTTCGATGGTCTAGTCGCAACCACATTAGATAGAACAAGTTTAGTTTTGCTAGGGTCTGTAGAACAACGTATCATCTCAGTAATACGAGCTCGGATAAGAAGCCCTCCAGCAAAGTGCTCGTCAGTAATGAAAATAACGTCACCAATCTTAATATCGTATTGTTGTAGCACAATAGCTGAGTTTAAGTCAATCTCCCAAGTAGTAACAGGGTACATATACTGTTTAAGCATACGCACACCGTAAGCCCAGGCTTCTTCTGAAGTAGTAAACTCAGTCTTTACATCACGAATAATCCAGTTATCACAGTTATCCCTTTTGTTCACAGACGGATAGAGCTTAGCGGATATAGGGGCATAGATCGTATGAGAATTACGCGTACAAAAGATTTCAGTATGGACCCCATCTGCGGCTTTGACCTCTTTAGCCTTAGGTTGAGTAATATAGGCGCCATCTTTATTCCGCATACGAATACCGGAGAATAGTTTTGTCTTATCCTCTTTCTTCACAACGGACACGACGTCTCTACCCATCTGCAACCTGATATCAGTACGAACACGGCCTAGACCTTCTTCACGATCTCCAGCAATAGCCCTTGATTTGTATACGTTTAAGATATACCTATCAATCTGACCACCTGGCGTTAATCGAGTTATAATCTCCAACTCACCATCAAAGGCCTCAACAAGCTTGATAATCCGAGCAAGACATGTGTCCTCCTCAGACTCAAACTTAAGCTTTAACTTACGGTCACGTACTTGACACACACCCAACTCAATACGAGTAAGACTAAACAAATTCATGTTGCCGACATACTCTAAGAATGTCAGAGCTTCAGTAGCTTCATAAGCTAGGGTCTTCTCATTGAGTAGCTCTAGGTTGGTTGACGTACACTCTAGCTCAATAGTTGTATTAGTCTCTTTCCTTGTCATCACGTTGAAGACATAATCTACTCCATCTTCATGGAAGGATATATATGCCTCAGATGTCAAGTTACTAATACGTTCATTAAGTTGACCATTTGTGTATTTATCTACAGTAAATTTAAAGGTGGCCGAACCCTTACCGCAGAATTGATGAAACTCTTCGTTGTAATACTTAAGAGAACCCGGTATATCGTTATTGATATGATCTACCACGTTCATCGCGTTATCATGTACAGATAACTGCCATGCAGGTTTTCTATTCATTTTGAAGTTTCGGCCTCCTTTCTTACAACCAAGCTTCTTCCCATTCGACAGTCACATCAGGCGCAACGTCAACAAATGGAGAAGAATGAATTTCTAGTTTAGACTCGCCAGGAGGTATCGTGAAATACCTTGAGCCGTTGATAAGGTCTCCTTCTGCAGATACGCCCTTCTTGGAAGATGCAGGATCTGCTATAAATGAGATCTTACCCTCATACATGTCTACAATAACTTCACTACCAACACCATACTTGTTAGGAACTAGGTCATAACGTTGAGCATGGTTTTTAAGGAAGCGAATTGACTGTAAGCATAGCGTATTAAGATATCCAACGTCAGGACGTTCATACTTAAGACGACCAAACATAACCCATACTTTAGTACATAAGAGGTGTTCTTTAGATGAGTCAGTGATTGTCTTAGGCGCTCCAGCATAGCTATATGTGAACTTAGGTCCTTCCTTAATAACATAGGCATTACCCGTACGACTGTTAAAGCCTGGGTTAGGTCGTTGTTGACCTGGCTCATTGTCATTTGAACCGAAGTAATTCTCTTCCCGTCTAGCTAAGTCTGATGCATGGATATCAGAGGTTGTAAATGTCTGCATTGTCATATCACTATCTGTCCAAGGCTTGTCAAGACTATATGCACAAATAAGTCGGTCATCTTCTGTCATAAATAGTAGAGACAAAAGACCAGTCTGACCGATCTTGGAGGCCCAGAGCTTCATTGTGAAGTCACAACGGAAGTCTTTGGCACCTTTCTGACCAGCCTTATCAGGCGATAGAGGATATTCATAAATTGTACATCCCCAATCTCGACCAACACCCTTGCCACCAGAGCCAGACCAGTGTAGTCCAGGAGCATCATACCCTTGACCACCAATACCCTTAGCCCTCCAGTTGAGCGTCATGTCATTAACCTCAGCATGACTAGCAAATGGTAAAGGTGAGACATTACGGTATTTAGCTGTAATGTTGGTTCCTTGTAACCAGCGGTTGGTATCATTTGGGGCAATACTCAATAACATATGCGATTGGTCGTATGCTCCGGTAGCTATGTTAGTACCTCTACTATCAGCCGAGCTTGTACCGATCTCCATAATACCATTTTTGTTTACAATACCAATCCAACCGTTACTTGTATTGTTCTTTACTCTAATTTTAGGGTAAGCGGGTGCACTTCCTGCATTGTTTAAAGTTATTTTGACGACTTTACCATCTTTGGTAAGTGAGCCGACGTCAGCAGAAGTAGTCTCCGCGTTAAGTACCTTTGTCAGTTCAGAATGGAGGAGTCCATCAGGAACATCGAAAGATATTGAGACTGTAACTTTGCTGTTTTGTATGTCTTCAGTAAACTTAGGTTGTCCTGTAACAACAGCCATGTAGTATTTACCGTCTTGGTCGTCGAATTGTAGTTTCTTAGGCCCATCTGGACAGTCTAGAGCCCGTGCTAGTTTAGTACGAAGCGCTAGAAAGTCTACAGGCCCTCCTGACTTGGTTCCTTCAATAGTTATAGGATATGTACCACGAGTACCAGATACCCAAGTCTTACCAAAACGGCCAGTACCGGCGGAATATGTATGATCCTGACCGGCACCAGCATTACGTTCTACTTTTGTTACAGCATCTAGAAGTTTACCGATATCAACTGCTTCAGTTCCTTCTCCAAATATTATGGAGAAATATGAATCATCTCTCATAGTTGTGGTAACACTCCATCTAACATATTTTGTCTATCTGTGAGCGTACGCTGAGCTTCTGTTATACCAGGAGCTAAGGCACGAGTCACGAGATCTTTATCCATATAAGTAACGTTAACTCTATCTTGAGCAAGGAGATTATTACCAATCTCAGTGTTTTCAGTAATGGCGTTAAGCTTCTTATCCACACTCTCAAGGTTACGAACAACATCATCAATAGAAGATTTATTATCGCGGATATTCCTTGTATTTGGATTAAGCGTGTTATAATCAACGCCAGCAGGAGATAAAGTAAGTGTGCCTGCTCCATTCCAGCGATATCCTTCAATATTACTCATATCCAATACAGGTGTAATAACCGGACGCATCTCAATATTATCATCAAGATAACCTGAAATCGTATCTATTGATTGTTGTACAAATGAGTTAACTCTATCCATATTGCTACTAATAGCATTAAGTGATTTAGTTGAACCTAAACCTGATGCAAATTCTTTTGCAATAGCCAAACCTGACTTAAATACTCCAGTCCATCCTGCACCAGAGAACACACCACGTTTAGCTGGTGACTGAGGTTGGTGATGTTTAACACGTGAGTTTACACGAGCCATAGCACCATCAATGGCAGCAAGAGCGGCAGAACTAGCTAGACCACCAGCGAATGCCAATGTGATAGCCTCACCTGATGCAGCAGCACCACCGGTACCTTTAAGTCCTCGCTTAGCAGCAGAGTTAACTTGTTTACCAGCGCCCTCTGCCTTACCTTTATTTTCACCAGATTGAACGGTGTCTGTAAAGGTCTTAACTGAGTTATTTGCCTCATCTGTCGCGCTGAATTTAAGAGACTCTTTAGTTCCTTTAGCTACTTCCTTAGCGGCAGTTTCAGCGGGGGTCTTACCCTTACCAATCTCAGCAGAATATTCACCAGTACCTTTCTGGGCACCAAGCACTGCTCCTGTAAAGTCAGTCAAAGCAGTTGTCAAAGACTTAGCTGTTTCGGCAGCCTTAGCGGATACATCGGTGTTCATAGTATCCATAGAAGCGCCAACTTGTTGATTAGCACCATCAATACTAGCAGCCGCTTTTTCACCCATACCTTCAATAGGTTTGAGATACTCATTCATATTCTCTTCAGAAACTCCTGAGAAGTCTCCTTCTGCGAATTTAGCGAGCATCTCTTGGTTGATTTCACCAGATTTAACACCGGCAAGTGCCTTAGTTACGTCAAGCTGACCTCCAAACTGAGCATTGAGTTTCTCAAAGGCTGCCGTGATAAGACCACTATCAAAACCGTTACCGTCGCCGGTAAGGCCTTGCTCAACAGCTTGTTTGAGTTGGTCACCAGATGATTTAGCTTGCTCTTTGGCAGTAAGCACACCATTAGCATACTTATACCCTGCTTCTTCAGCAATTTTATTAGCATCGACCTCAGACATACCTAGTTCAACCATTTTAGCTAAGAGCTTACCAGCTTCATTTGCAGAAATAGAACCCGATTTAAGTCCATTAATAAATTGCTCAGGTGCTTGAATACCTAATTGAGAACAGTAGATCCTTAAATATTCAAATCCATCTTTCGCATTACCAGCAAATCGCTGTGCGGCAGCCGTTTCTTCAGGGCCTAGTTTATCAAGGATATCTATAGCCTTTCTCACACCCTCTTCTGTAGCCAACGATGCATATGTTTTAGTGGCTTCTACAGAATGCCTCATTTTATCAACATAACCATCAAATGCTTTATTTATATTATCAGTCCATCCTTTAAAAAGATCTCCTATAATAGGCATTTGACTCACAAAATCAACAATATAAACAAGCAAACCGCGGAGTACTTCTACAATAACCTCATTTATAGATTCCATAACTTCAAGTACCGCAGTCATAATAATATTTTTATTATTACTATCCACTGATACATAGTTAATATTCTTTTGGCTTTCTATTCCTTCTTTAGAAAATAATACTGTTAAATCATTTAAATTAATATTTTCAAATTGAATTGCTATTTTTTTGTCTTTGGATAAAGAGAGAGAAGCTTTATCATCAAGATAAAAAAGTATTTTGTCTATTTTTGTATTTTCCATTAATTTTGAGAAATTGCAATCTACTATGTATTTTTTATTATCAACTTTTTCATTTATTTTTTTCTTTAAGACTTCATCAGATGTTAAAAGAAGTTTTTTATATATTTGGTTTTTTTCTATATTATCTTTAAAATTTTTAATATTATAAAAGCTTTCTATAATGCTATTTGAAATTCTTTCATCTTCATTCCAATGTAATGTAATTATTTTTTTATTCATAGCTTTCCTTTCATTTATCTTTCGTAGCTGATATCTTTAATTATGCTTTTTTTTGGAATTACTCTTTTGTTTTTCTCATTATTTTCATTTGAAAAATTTTTTGTTGCTTCAAAGCGATTTAAGGTTTTAGTAAAAGAATTTCTATCTTCAACAAGATAATCATTAGGGTCTTTATATTTTCCTAGAAGATTTGTTTTTTCAACTTTTAATCCAAGTCCTTTCATTTTATTATATAATTCTTCTTGAGCTTTTATTCCTTGTTCATCATTGTCTAACATAAGATAAAAAGTATTTATAGGTTTATCATTTTGAAATCTTTTTATAAGTAGATTTATGCTGGCTATACTACCAAGAGCAATAGCATTTTTTCCAACTTCTTCAAGAGATAGGGCATCTATCTCTCCTTCAACAATGTAAAAATTCTGTTTAGGATTCTCTTGTAGTTGCCAATAATTATATATTTCCATTTTTCCAACTTTTCTAAGTCTATCATTAGAATTTTTATCTGTATTTCTTGCAGTAAAACTTCCATACCAGGTTGGAATAATTAAAGCTTTCCATTCTCCATTTTTAAACTCAGGGTCATAACCAATACCTCTCTTTTTTTGTAACTCTTTTGAGATACCACGATTAGTCAAATAATCAGTTTGTGATAAATTATTTTGACATTTTTCTATATAAAGTCTATATTTTCTCAAAAACTCAACTGACATATTTTCAAGACTATTAGTTGTATTTTCTTTTAGAGTTTTATCAGATGTCTCTAAATTTATATTAGTACCTTTTCTGGAATAAATAGTTTCATTTGCATTTTTTATAAGTTCTTTATTTGTGTATAGCTCATAAACTTTTTCAACTTGATCATGAAAATTAGTTAAATTATATTCTTGACCTACAAGTTTAAAAATATCGTACTTTGCTCCACAAGCAAAACATTTACATATTTTACCAGGAGCAAAATAATTCATACTAGGATTTTTGTCCTCATGTTCTAGTGAAAAGCATCTCATAAATTTTTTTGTATTTATTCCTTTTAATTCTAAATATTCTTCTAAAAAATTTTTTAACTCTGTTAAATTTCTCTTTGACATAGTATTCTCCTAAAATTCTATTTCTCTTCCATTATCATCTCTTTCTTTAATCTTCTTTTTCTTTTTTATTTTAATATTTCTTTTCTTCTTAATTATATCTATATATTTATCCTGGTCATTTTTATAATCAGGATTTTTATCTCCATCTAAATCTTGGTATTTTTTTTCTTCAGTTTTAGATTTTTCTATGTTTTTTTCAAGTTGTATTTCCTTACTTTCTTTTCTTAATTCTTTTTCTTTAATAACTGTTGGTATTTTTTCTTTTAACTCTTCTATTTCTTTTGGTTCAATAATTTTAACTATATTTTTTATTTTAGATGTATTTTCATTTATACCATCTGAATAAAATCTTTCAATTTTTATAGTTTTATTAGCCATAATTTAACTCCTTAAAAAGAATTTTCAAGCTGTTTACTTTCTTTAGTAACTTTCCTTATCTCAGGAATATCTTTAGTTACAATACCTGTTATATCAAATCCTCCATTTGTATAAAATGATATATTTTTTATAAAATATTTCTCATTTATATTTTTTATGAAGTAGAAATAGTATGATTTTATATCCAAAAAAGTTATCTCATTTATTTTTGTATCATTATAATAAGTAGTTACTTTATATTTATTTATATCACTTCTAATCTCTATAAAATCATTATCATCAATTACATAATAAAAAATAATTAACTCTTTAGAAAAATCTATATAATCGTTATATCCACATTGACTGTAATAATTTTTAATTTTCTCTTTAATTATATTAATCATTATTTTTCTCTACCTCCTTGTAAAATATTTGATTTTTTCTTTTTTGGGATATTGACTTTTTTTGCTGATTTTTTATTTTCATTATCCTTATGTTGTCCTTTCTTAGAGTTTTCCTCCTTATTCTCTTTTATGTTATGTTTTTCATTAGAAATAAGATTTCCTTTATCATCATATTCCTTATGTGGACCTATTTTTTCTCCATTTAGAAAAGTTCCTTCTTTTTTTAAAGTACC